ATCACCTGCATCAAAAATAACCTTTAGGATCTGTCGTTCTTTCTTCGAATGATTGACGGAGTTGTATGCTTGTAGAGACGTCCGTAGCGTGTAGTCTAAATAAGCATCTGCCATCTTATTGATTTCAGAGTCAGTCATTGCGAAAGGCAACTCTGATTGTTGCCAGTTGTTCTTTAAGTCGTTCATTTGTTTCTCCTGTTTAAAATGGGCTGAAGTCTTCTACCGACATGAGACGCCCTTTTTCTCTGTCGTATTGGAGTTGACCTGCCGGACCGACTTCGCCTGTGAAGCGGTTCTTTAGGACAACTAGATTTCTTAGACCTGCCGTCGGGTCTTCGGCATCAACCTCGAGGCCAATGCAGCCGTCACTCAACTGAGCGATAGAATGCGAGGATCTCAACTGAGCGAGAGATACCTTTGCACCTCCCTCGTGGCCTGTGTCTCCACTTGGACGACGGAGGTGAGACACAAGGATCAACGCTAGATCCAACTCTGAGCAAAGAACACGAAGACGGTGGACGATAGCGTCTACCATGGTTCTCTCGTTTGTAGTCTCTCCGGTCATTCCTGAGATCAATATGCTCACATGATCTAAGAAGACTACGTCACAACCAAGGCCGTGCTTCATGTATCGAATGCGGTTCTCGATGGTGTCCATATCGGTAGATCCGAAGTGATCGAAGAGAAATATCGGACCTTGGGAGAGTAGGTCTTCAAATCCCTCTTCGATCTCTTCTTTGGTAGCGGCGTCGTCATCGATCACGATGTTCTTGTTGATGTGGATTCCCACCAAACCTTGGGAGGTTCGCTTGGTGGACTCTTCCAACATCATCATGCCTACTGTGAACCCATCAGTGTGGATCTTGTAGGCGAACTCTCGTATCAACGTACTTTTGCCGACACCGCTTCCGGCTGCCAAAGTGATCAGACCTGTGCGGATCCCTTTGAGCATTTCGTTGAGTTTTGGATATGGGTATTTGATTGGTGACTCAGCGTCTTTGACAGCGATGGTATCTCTCAGATCTTCCATGCTGACGATGCCATCTGGTCGATAACTTTGCGCCTGATGGATTGCTGTAATGATTGCGCCTGACTTACCGTTCAATAGACACTCGTTTGGATCTTTGTGTGGCAACACGGCAATCTTTGTTTTGCCCAGTGGCAAGACTTCGGCACACGCTTTTGCACTATCGATCCCTGCCTCGTCTTGATCAAACATTAAGATGATCTCTTCGAAGTTGTTGAGGTAGTCGAGTGCTTTCAACAGATGCCTTTTGGCTGACTGCGCTCCGTGCGGAAGTCCAACCGTAGCAAACTTGTTGCCTTGGATCATCGATACGGTCATTGTGTCGACCTCGCCCTCACAGACGACGATCTTCTTGCCTGACGACCACAAATGCTGACCGTAGAGACCCATCTCTTTGGCTCTGCCTACGGTTGAAAACTGTTTGTCTTTTGTCCTGATCTTTTGCGCGACTGGCTTACCTTGCCTGTCCTTGTAGGTTGCGATCTGAACTGATTGTCCTTTGTGTGTCCCAACGCGATAGTCGAACTTACGGCAAGTCGCCTCATCGATCTGTCTCGCTCGTAACTCTCGGAACTCTCCGCTCAAGAGATCTACACCCTCATCTACTACTTTTACTGGGCGGTGGTTGGTGTCTCCGTCGCCTGATGTGTACGTCTCGCAACTGAAGCACCACATGCTATTGTCTGAGTAGAGTGAGTTGGCGTCACTCGATCCGCACTTGTCGCACGGTTCATGCCGCACAAAAGCGGCTCCATCCTCTGATGGTTCCATTGTCATCTCCCTGTCTGTAAAAAAAAAGGAGCCGTCCTAAGACGACCCCTTGCTCTCGCTTTGGACACACTCGGCTAACCAGTCATCTGGAATGACTTTGTGTGACCATCGAAAACCATGCTTCTCGCAGTAGTCGGCGTATGTAGTTTTCGATCCCTTGTAGAGTTTGGCTCTACTGTTTGAAAATACGAACCTTATATCGATGTCAGGCTGTTGATCACGAATAAGCAAATGCTTTGCTCGATCAGCAACCGCCCAGATCCCTTTTCCTTCGAGAAACCAATAGCCGCCTTTCTTAGGAAGTTTAAAGTCAGGCGTATATCGAGCCACTCGAGAGGGAACGACATAGTTAATACGATCAGTCTCGTATAGGATCTCAATCTTGTGGGATCTCAACTGTTCAGCAATAGTTTCTTCGAGGCCCGAACGATATCCATTAGCCAAGCCCCGATAAAACGCTTTATTTCTTCTAGGTATACTAAAAGTCATCAACGTCCTTGTTACCGTCGTCAGCATCAAAGCCGTCTTCGGTATCATCGACAGAGAAATCTCCGTCCTCATCAGCATCAAAACCCTCTCCGTCTCCAGAGAAACCTTCAACTACTTTACAGATCTGCACACGATCCAACAGCAAGCCAACGCCATTCTTGCCGCTAACACTGTAGATGTTAAGGATACCTGCGGCCTTCAGTTCAGAACCACCACTCACTCGAGGCAACTTTGCCGGAGGAATGACTTGACCTTGCGAGTCATAGTACTTGGGCTGATACTTGCTTTGCACTTTGAAACTGACATTGCCAGTCTCTTCGTCTTTGGAAAAAGCAAACTTAATATTCTTTTTGTTTCCAAAGTTGTCGGCAGCCGCTTCCCTCATCATCTTGATAAGTGGCTCGGCTTCTTTTTCAGTCATTAACAACTCAGTCTTATACTTTGGGTTGTCTTTGTCAAAGGCAGCATCCGGCTTATTAAGGTGTGGATACTTTGCTCGGCCTTTTGGTGTCTTAAATGGTATTACTTTCGGCATACTTTAGTCCTTTTAGAAAAAGGGGGGACCTTGGATTAGACACAAGGCCCCCCCAAGACAGGGAGAGATAATCGAAGGAACCACCAGACCAAATGACAGCGCATGGAAATCTGCAAAAAACCATACGCCAAGGAGCAAATCGGCGGTTCCTTCAATAGGGGGACATATGGGTCAACTAAAGCAGAAGTCGCTCTCTTTGATTTTCTCCAGATCTAAAGTTCCCTTGTCGGGGATCTTATGCTCAAAGATGTGAGCCGGATTGTTCAACTGGTTCCTGATCTCATCCTCAAACTTACAAAATAGGCAGTCTTCAGAGTACATATCCACCAGAGTTGATCGCACTGTGTCGTACAAATCCCAAGCATCTCCGCTCACGGAAAATGAGTCATGAATCATAAAAAAGTCTGTCGCTGTGCCCTCGTCGATCATTCTGCACACAACTTTATGAACGTGGCTAGAATCGCAACCATGTATAAAATTGGGGGCTATAGCGTTGGTCGCCTTTTTGACGTCTGCATCATCCAGATCCTGACTTAATGAGATCTTAGTTCTCTTGCGCTGTTTGATTGCACGGTCATACAAAAAGATCTTGATCTCTCGACGTCTGGTCTTTCTGTAGTCTTGCACAATCGGGAAGCCACTAGGCGACGTCCATTTTACCGCCTTGTTCTCTCGAGCCAAGACCTCCGTGATGCCTTGTAGATACTCCATAGCACCGGAGACTTTCGGTAGCGTCTTTTGTATCGCTTTGTAGCTGACGTTTGCAATGAACCTTGCGGCCTCAAACTGACCTTGCTCTGTCGGTGCGATTGGGTGCTCATCGATCTGCTTGTAAGCAACTTTGCGCTGTAGCGGCTTCATCAGATCCTCGACAAATTGTGCCGCCATGCCAACAGGCTTGGAACTGTAGCCAAATGTCATTACTGACCTCTTCAAGACGCTTCGCGTGATGCCGTAGTCGAGCCATATGCGGCTTAGTTTGCCGATAGTCGAACTGTCTTTACGCTTGTCGTTAAACTTTACTTTGCTCGACCGTTGTCCCTCGAGAATCTCGGTGACGTTCTCTGCGTTGGAGGCATAGATGTCTGCCACGGACGCTGACGGTACAAGGTTGACCAAGGCTCCTTCACGCTGACTGAGATTGAGGCATGAGTAATGCTGAACGCCACTGTTAGTCCCATCCATGCTAATAGGCACATAGCCGACGAAGTCTTCACCCTCTTCAATCCATCTAGCATATTCGAGAGCGGCGGCAACAAAGGCAAAAGGTTTGTCGGCTGAACTCCAAAAGTCATAAGATTGCTTATAGTCCTTTGCTATTGAAAGAATGTTGTCGTGGTTGTTTTGCACCCACTCGACACGCTCGTTTAAAGGTGCCTTTGAGATCTTGTCGAAGTCTCCACAGTTTGCCAGATGGATCATAAGCCAATACGCATTGTTGCCCTCGACTCTATATCCACGGTAGTAAGTAAACAGCGCCTTGATATGGTCGTCGCGGAAGTAATTAAACGAGGGTATCGCATATATTCGCCCTCTAAAATCGAGATTCATTGGTAAGAAAAACTTATCGTGGACCGCCAGTTCATGCGCTGTCTGTAGATCCTGACGCATAACTTCCGCTGAACCTTTGACTTGAGTGACCAGTTTCTGATGTCGCCTAATGTCGGCTTTGATTTCCGCGATGACTTGGGGCTCTAACTCTTGCCAGTCTTCCGGCATCCGTGGTCGCTCTGGTAGATCTTGAGTCGGAAACTTGCCCAACTGTTTACGCTCGTCCCAACACCATTGCACGATCTCGAGTACATCCGTGTTAATTGATAGCGGTGTCGCTTGCAGTGCGTTGACTGCACGGACATAGTCGGGAGTGCCTTTTGTAAACTGATGGCGAATTGTGTTCTCTTGCTCGATAGTGGCTGACCTAACCAACTTCACACAACTAGAAAGAAAGTCGTCATGGTAAGCACCAGTGTCAAAGTCCACCCAAGGCTTTGGTTCTGCAAGCATTGGCTTAAAGATTGGAGCCATCCAACTTAAGTACTTCTCCGACTTCTCAAGTTGCTTCTCGGTGGCTTCCGTAAACTTAAGCCGAAGCATCGTGTTGTTCTTACCTTCGATCTCAAGTGACTTATCAAACACATGAGAGCACTCGAGCACAATCGACAGAACAGGAGCCGCAAGTTTAGTCCTCCGCTCCTTGATGGACTGACGCTCGGCTCTGGTCTTTGCGATACCGAAGTTCATGCTTCTGAAGCCGTTCTTCTCCGCGATGATGCGAAGAGCCTTCATTCGATACTTCGGTGACGTATGCGCTGTAGTGACCTGATTGATTATACGCTTGTTCGCATTGCGCGGTGTCGGACGCTCTAGTCCGGCCTTCGATGCCGTGTCTATGGCAGACTGATGTTCCTGTTTGTCGTGCCATAGCAACTCGTTCTTGAGCAACTCTTTCTCGATAAGTTCACCCATGGTTTGGGTGACTTGAGTGACTGTACTAACTTTCAACACCCCATTGAAAGAACACATCAGTCCAATGTAGGCTAAAATATCTGCATCGACTGTAGACAACTCTTCGACCCAAGTCGGTATGCGGCCTTTAGACTTACGGCCCTCTTTAAGTGCCTTTTCGATACCTTCAGTAACTTTAGGTAACGCTTGTTTTAGTTGGTTGAAGTGGTGGGGGCTGTCTGTGACATCTTCAGACCCTTCGTACTTGTCTTTGTATCTTTCGTTGCCTTGGTCCCTCATGGAGGTCTCATAGGCTCTATTAGTTTCTTTAGTCATTTGCTCTTCCTCTCGTCCTTCAAGAGGGGGACATAAGGCGGCCTTACGCCTCGAGCAGTGTCACGTTTAGTGACCAGTCTCACAATATGTGATTAATAGTTTTCCCCTGTTGGTCTGAAGAACTTGGTTTATTTGCCTGTATGAAGTCCACGCACTTTAGTTATGCGCTTTGTCTGCCTCTTAGTGCCTACTTACTTTCTAATATTTCACGCATTGCTACGATAGAAGCGTGTAAGTGGTGGAACTTATAGTCAAAAGACTTTTCCTTGATCCAATTTGAATACTCGAACCACGTTTGTACTGCAATTTCAGTGGCTTGGACTCTTCTGTGTCCCTGTTTATTTCTTTTTACATTTATCCAACCCTCGGCCTCACAGTCAGCAATCATGGTATCAAGTGCGGCTCTTGATATGCCTAGTAACTTTAATAACTCACTGGTAGGTTTGTAATGGTTGTGCATAGTAGCAATGGTACATAGAACGAAGAACTGTCGTTTATTCCTTGTAGACATGGACCAATCGCGGAGAGTCTTATCGGCACTCTCTCCAATTTCTCTTCCACCGGACATAGTTTCAAATTCGAATAGTGCCAATTTTCTAGCGTACTCATGTTTTAAGGCTTTAATAGCTATATCAGCCTCATCCCTCATCAATGAAGAGGTGCAACATTTTTCTACCGTTTTGAGATTTAGTGTTTTTTCCATTACTGTTCCTCCCTAATAAATCCTACTGATTCTCTTGATTTTGTATAGTGCGTAGTCACTATGCACCCCCAGACATTTGAGCCGCGATTGCTTGTAGTGCTGACGGCTTGGCCTTGATGTACTTTGCTGTCGTCTTCTCGCTCTTGTGACCCAACATCATACCAATGACGGTTGAGTTGACCTTGAGGTCATTAGCCATCTTTGTGGCGGCAGTGTGGCGTAACGTATGAAAACAATAACGCGGATCATTATGCAGCAAGTCGCGCCTCATGCGGCCCCAAGCACGATAGAATCGCGTGTGCTCGAAGTGTCGCGCAGGGAGGAAGTCGAGGGCCGCTAAAGCCTTATAAGTTATCTCGTTCACTGGTACATATCTATCCTGACCGTTCTTGGTATCTGGTAGGTAGATCCAATCGTTACCCTTGTCGTCCTTCTCAAGGCTATGGAGATTTACTGACAAGACTTCTCCGAGCCGCATCCCTGTCTGATGCCCGATTACAATCAAATGCTCTATGGCCCAATCTGCCGTGTTTCTGTGGTACTCCTCCATTTTCTCAAGTTGCCGCTCCGTGTAGTAGAGAGGCCGTGCGTTGGCGTCCTCCTCTTTCCAAGTAAACTTAGGAACATGTGATATATGCTCCTCGTCTTTTGCGTGATCGAACACACGAATTAACATAGCGGCGTAGCGGTTGATTGTGCTATTTTTGAAGCCCACGCTTTCGAGGTAGTCAAAGAAGTCGTGGATGTTGCGAGGCTTGAAGTCGTCCAGTGGACGACCTCCGTAGTCTTGGAAGTTACTAAACTTCTCCGCTTTCCTGACTGACTTCACGCGGTGGTCCTCAGTAGTACCCCAAAGCCTGTGTTGCTCATCGTAAACGAAAGTTAAAAAGTCATAGTTGCTCATGATGCTTCCCTCCTGCCTGTCGTACACTTTAGGCAATACTCGAGAGACAATGTGATGCCGTGCGATACAAAGACTATCCCATGGCTTTCTGACCGTTCTATCGTGTCTTGTTTTGACGACCCGAGACGCTCCGATCTGCGGCTATATAAGTCGCCTTTTGCGATCGTTCTTTTGCAGCCTTTGCACTTATACTCTTTGCGTGATTTTATAAGTTTACTCATGATCTCTTCTCCTGTTCCGCGACTGCTTGAGCCGCTATCTTTGCCATTCGTCTGATTTCTGTTTCCGCATCGATAACCGTCTGTCGTGGGGCTTTTGGGTTTTGCAGAACCATCATGAAGATTTCCGCTGCCGTCTCCCAAGATGGACACAGATTGACGGAAGTTACTTCTTCCTTGAAGCCCTTGAGTTTAATCGCGTTGCTCATGCTGTCACCTCTTGGACGTCAAAAGAAAACTTAAGGACGTCACAAGCAAGCACACCAAACCGCGTTGCATCGTGGTACTTTTTGAAGTGCGGTTCCTCGGTGCAATCAGTGGCCCAACAAGAGCCATAATGATTGACCATGAAGTCGCAGAAGTCATTGAAGGACTTTTCGTCTGCGTCAGTTAGGCTGCTTGTATCTCCGTTGATGAGCGCACTTGACCAAAAGTCTGGTAGTTCAAAAGTTTCTATCTGTACGCTCATGATGCTTCTCCTAGTTCGTCATGCAGACGGCTGATGATTGCACCAAGGGCAGGGGCAAGATGCTT